CATCACTACCGCCTCCACCTTGTTCAGGGCTAAATTTATTGCCTATACCTAAACCATCACCTAAACCAAATAAAGCATTTTTTGCTGTTGTAGCTGCATTACTCACAGCATCACCAAAAGAACCAAACTCACCTGTAACCGCTGGTATTTCTCCCTTTAAACCTTCTAATCCGTCTTTCATAGTTGTAAACGGATTATCAAAACCTTTTTTACCTACTAATTTTAAAAGTTTATTAACACCATTAACAGCCATTTCAAAAGGTGATATAAGCATTTGACCAATGTCTAAAAAAGCATTTCCTAAACTTACGGCCATCATTTTACCAATCTGACCTAATACCTCTAAATTATCTGAAACATAAATAGCAGCAGCTGCCAAAATAGCAAGCGCAGCAATAACAGCTCCTACCGGACTCATAATAAAGCCAATTGCTGACGCTAATAAACCAAATATAGTTAGCACAGGGCCAATAGCTGCCAATATACCAACAAATGTAACAATAGCTATTTTAAGGCCGCTATCTAGATTGTTCCATGATGTAATCATATCATCAATAAAACCAACTAAATCATTCATTATTGGGATAAGCATTTCGCCTATCTTTTCCATTAAATCACCAAATCTATTAGAAAGCTGTTTTAATGGCCCAGCACCAGCTTTAGCTGCCGCCTTAGCTTGGCCATCAAATTGACCTTTTAATGCAAGTACAGCACTATCTAATCTATCTGTACTTCCTACAGCGCCCTCTATTTGTATGCCGTATCTGCTTAATGCGTTTGTACTACTTCCAACAGATTTAGCAACTAAATCAGCAGCAGCTGACAAATTCATGCCTTTTGCTGTTGCCATGTCCTGGATCAAAGGTGTAAGGCGCATAATAGCCTCTTCCTCTAACCCCATAGATGCAAGCATAGATTGAGCTGCTATAGTTTCCTCATCACCAAAAATGGTAACTTTTTGTAATTCTCTAGCTTGTGCAGTTAGTGATTTAAATGCTTTTTGATTGCCTTTTAATGCTGTGTTTAATTTAGCTTCTGCTTTAGCTTGTGTATCAAATGCTTTTACAGATGCGCCAGCAAAGGCTAGCATTGGAGCGGTAAGGCTCATAGTTAAGGCTTTACCTGTTTTTTTTAGGGCTGCAGCAGTTTTTTTAAAGCCTTTAGATGCTAGCTTCATTTTGGACTGAAAGTCCGTAATGTTAGCTCCTAATTTTACATTTACATTCTTATTAGCCATTTTTTCTTAATGCTTTACCTCTATTGCTCAAATATTGCAATCTTTCCTTACTCATTTTAGGAGTAGCTGTCTTTTTATCCCATTCAAATGGCCAAAGTTTATCAGGCCTTATGCCTTTACCTTTTTTTGTATGTGGTGTAAGTAATGTAGATGCTAAAAGCCTAAACTTTTCCCATTCTGACCTATCACGTTTTTTTTCTAACTCCTCAAAACCAGCTAGCTTATTCTCAAATTGTCTAGGTGTAAAATTATCTAGCTGTTCAGGAGAAAGATTTAACCAACCAAAAGCAACAACTTCTAAATCATCATAAGTAGATGCTGTTTGCCTTTCTACTATTTCGCCTTTTTTTTTGCTTTGTTTTTTGTAGGCTTTGCCATACTTTCAGAAAAAACTTCTAAAACTTTAGCCATAGCTTCCTCATCTTCATCCATCAAATCGGCTACATCATCAATAGACAATACAAAATCTTGCTTCATTACCCTAGCGCCATCTTTTAAGCCAGCCCATACTAAAGCTATAGCTTGTGTGATAGTCATGTTATCACCTAATGATGATAAATCTCCTAATGTTGTACCTGTTGCATCGCTAAACGCTCTGAGAGCTGCAAAGCCATATTTAACAGGATAATCTTGACCAGCAATAAATACAGGCTTTGATTTCATATTATGCTGCCGCTGCTTCAGTTAAAACACCCGATCCTGTAAGAGTAACGCTAAATGTAGCCTGGTCTTCTGTGCCTCCGTTTACGCTTAATGACGTAACAAAAGCCTCACCATGATAGTATTTATTACCATCACTATTAGCTCCGCCTGTAATTGCAAGCTCAACAAATACTTTTGCTCTTTGATTTGTACCACCTAAATGATCCCAAAAATCAACAAAAGCATATTTAGAAGATTCTGCCTCATTTTGATATAAAGCATCTGCTGATACGCTCCATGAACGTAAACCTCCAATTATTTGTTTCCAGCCAGCGCTGTCTTTGTTTGTTTGGTCAATTTCCTCCATTGACACCTCTAATGAGCATGATGTAGCAAATGCTACTACCACCTCATTGCTGTTTGAATCACCAACTTTCAAAAGTAAGTCAGTACCATTTACTAATCCTGTAGCCATTTTTTATTTATTTATTTTAGTTTGCAATTTACGTTTTTTTTTCGTTTATAGCAATACACGAGCTTGAAAGCTCAGTCTTTTGCTGTAGTATCTTCTAGCCTTGTTATAATCTTCACTAAAACTTTCTAATGTAATTCCGTTAACTTTTACTGAGTCATGTGTACCATATGCAGATTTCTCTAATGCTTGTGATGCAAAATCTGCTAATTGTATGCTAACGCTGTAATCTGTGCTAAAACATTCTAAAGTAAAATCAACAATATATAAAGGCGCTGTTTGCGCTCTTAACTCTCTTTTTACATTTACCACATTTACAGCTGATGTTTCATATACAATACCTATTGATGCGTTACCTTGTTCTCTTAAAGGAGCTGGCTGTATTTTACCAGCACTCATTCCTGTAATACTTAAAAGAGCAACATTATTTTTTAATATGTCAAATATAACTTTACCTATTTTTACTCCCTCTGTAGCCATTACTTAAGTTTTTTAAGTTTTTTATCTAACAATAATATAATTTCTTTTCGCAACTTAGTAACTGCCTGTGTTTTATTCTTGTTATATGCCCTTTCAATGTTGTGCTGTGCATCATATTCAACATTATACTCTTTATCACCAACTTCTACTAAATGCGCATGATAACCTCTAAAATTACCATAATATCTAGGGCCAACTAATATAAAAGGCTGGCCTTTTCTACTTCTTACACCTCTTATAACTCCTATAGATTTAGATAAGTTTTTAGTAACATCGTTAATATTTGACCTTATGTCCTGAATTATTGGCTTTGCTATCTTTTTTAATCCTTGCTTAATAACGCTATCTTTTAACGCATTAGTACCTAAATCTTTCAAGATTCTATCTAATTCTTTATCGCCTGTTATAGATGTTATAGGTGTAAGCATTATTGTGTATTGCTGTGGGCTTTTACTACTATATATTGCTCATTATTTTGTCCAATATATCTAATACTTGAAATATAGAAAACAATACTTTTATAAGTTATTGTATCTGTTCTGTCTAATGCTTCTGTAAAATTTTCAGCTCTATAAGTAAATTCTATATTTCTTTCTAAGGTAATAGTATCATTATTTAAAACTTCCGATCCAGGTAACCATTTAACTTTTGCAAATCTTTCTATGCCTGTTGTAGTGGTTTGTTTAAAATCACCATAATCTGACTGCTGTGCTTCGCCTTTTATTAAAATATTTGTTGGATGTCTAAATTCACCAGGATTCATTACCAAATATAGTTTTTGTATTGATTAATTATATGTTTGTAGCCTAATGGCAACTCATCAACTTTTAAATAACTTACAGGACTTCTATTATCAAAATAATGCTGTATTAGCATATACATTGCTATTTTTAATGTTCTAACAACATCATCATTATCTGGAGCTACATTATATCTAAAGCTAATTGCATCTTGTCTATCATATAAATTAAATGTGTTAAGCATCTGTATTTTAGACGCACCACTATGACTAGATATAAGGTAATCAGTATTAACAGCTAAAGTAACCTCAACATTAGACTCATTAAAATATTTTAGAACAGGTGATGTTATTACTCCTGAATATTGTAAGCAAAATAATTCATCATTCGGCCAATCCTTATAAAATTCTGTAACATCTGTAGTAACTAATACTTGATTTGTATCTTTTAGCACTTGCAGCCTAGCTATTTTAATAAGCTCAGTAATATATGAATCTTCATTAGTATAATCTACTCTTAAATAACTTTTAGCCTCTGCTAAACTTATTGCCTCTGTGCCTGAGTATTCTGCTATTTTTGCCTGTTGTGCCATGTTTAAAAATAAAAAAGGGAGATGGGAATATACCCACCCCCCTATAATTAACTAATTAATCTACTATGCTTCTATAATAGATTGTAAAGTTTGACCTGGTCGACCAGCTAAACCATCCATCAAGTTAGTAATAACCAATCGGCCAATACCTCTAGATGCTGTTGTATACGGATCGAACAAAATACTCATACCACCAAATTGACCGATGTGAATATCGCTCATATCGCCATAGAGTAGCATATCTTTACCAGCTGCTGCTGCTGTTCCGTCAGCTTGTGAGCCAACATTAGATGTTACATAGTATGGAGTATTGTTAATAGATTTAACAAAGTTATCCATAAAACCAGCAACATAATCAGAGCCAGCAACACCTTTAGCTGTTCCTAAACCATTTCCGTTAAAGATGTATGCAAATTTTGCCGCTGCTGCATTAATGTTATTTTCTAAAACTTTAGCCTCAACACCAAAAATAGCAGCTGCATCTATTGCTGATGTAGAAAATGCATTAGCATCAGCCATAATAGAATCTGGGCCATTTGAGCCAGCTGTGCTAGTTTGGTCTACTGCTGCAAGCAAATTCTTCTCAAATTGTGCCATTACTGCAATTGCTAAGTTACGCTGTAGCGCTGCTTCAACTGCTGGATTTTGCTCTAGCAATTCAGCACTCATAGAAGCCAAAGAAATTATCTTTTTAGGAGCTAATGTCTTAGACGATAACGCACCACTTTCTGCTGCTTCAGTTGTTCCTGATGTATAACCATTTTCAGCTACAAAAGATGCTGTACAAGAACCTACAATTGGGAATTTTCTATCTGCTTGTAAGCCTGTGTAAAAATTAGCTCCAGCTTGTGCTAAAACTGAATTTGCTTGTAGTTGGTCAATAAAAGATGCAACTTCTGTTCCTTTAGCTGCTGAAGATGTTACTAAAGCTCTAGAATGTAATACAGATGATGGAACTGCTACACCTCTATACATTTGGTTAGGCGCTTGCATTCTTGCCTCTGCATCCATTTCTTTTACAATACCATCCATTTTACCTGTGTAAGCTGCACGAGCTGCTGCTCCAAAAGTAAATTTTTTTAAATCTTTATCTTCTTTTGCAACATCTTGCGTATTAAAAGAAACAGGATTGTTTTTAGCTAGCTCTAATGAACGCTCTAATCGGTCTATTCGAGATGCTAAATCATTTACATTTTTTTCTGTAGTATCAAAAGACTTTTGCTCGTCATCTGTAAGATTACGATCCTCAGCCTCTGCTACATTAATAAGGGCAGTCATCTCATCTAATGAAACTTGGCGCTCCTCTCTTAATTGTTTTAAAGTTTTGTTCACTTTTTTAATTTTAATAGTTTTAACTTACTCTTACGAGTTTTTACATTGTCCTTTATTACTTCTTTATGTTGGTCTAAAGAGCGGACTGCTGCACTTGTCTGTGGATAGGCTGGCCTAGTAACAAGGCTAACGTCAACTAACCTTTTTACCTCCTTGACCTCTCTAACAAAACCTGTGCTATCTTCTTCCCATTTATCTTTATCTACATAGAAACCAAAACTCATTTTAGAAATATCACCTCTATTCATAAGCTCTATAGTATCTTTTGCAGCTTGTGTATTAGGCATAGAAATTTCAGAAACTAAACCTCTTTCATCTACAGATAATTTTAATGTGCCTGAACTTGTGCGTCCAAATACAATATTATTATCATGGTTTAATAAAGCCACTACATCATTATCTAATACTTTATCAAATGCTCTATTATTTATTTTTTCTTTGAATCCGCCTAAATCTTCGCTTAATTCATCAAATACTGCGGCATAACCTCTAACAATAGTATCACCAGCTTCTGTAGTTTCTGCTCTAAGCTCTTGGCATTCAAATTGTCTAATTTCTAAATCTTTACTCATCGCCTTGCTTTTCGTTTGTTGCTATCATATTCATAGGAACATAATACTTATTACCATCTACACTATCATTCATATTTTCCTTACGTCTAATCTCATTTGGACTAATTGCACCAATTGCAAATAATTTAGCATAGTATTCAGCTCTAGCTTTGCTATCACCTCGTAACAATGCACTTGTATTAAACTCAAAGTATGATGTGCCTTTTTCGTTTTCAAAAATCAATTTTTTGTTAAACTCTTGCTCAATCTTTTTTAACATTGGTGTAATACAAAAATTTAGATATTCTATAGATTGATGTTCTATATTGCTAAATGTAGCTCTATCTAAATCTGCTAATAAATGCGGAGGCACTCTAAAAATTCTAGCAACCTCTAAAATGCTAAATTTTCTAGTAGCTAAAAACTGCGCCTCGTCAGGCCGTAGTTGGATAGGTTTGTAAGTCATACCCTCCTCTAATACTGCTGTTTTAAAGCTGCCGCCATATCCTGAATGATAAGTCCTATGCCATTGTTGGCTTAATGATTGCATTGCATCAGCTCCTAACTGACCAGGATGCTGTAATACACCACCAACTTTAGCACCACTTTCAAAAAACTCCTTGCCGTAGGTTTGTGCTGCTATACCTAAAGCAATATTATCTTTAGCTGCTGATATTCTACTCTGCCCAATAATGCCATCTAATGCCATATCAGGTATATGTATTATATCAGACGCATCATAATTACCTTGTTCTTTTACTTCATAGATAATACTATCTTCTCTGTAATGTACTTTAACATCATCAGGATGTACTAAATATAAAGCTATTGGTAAACCTCGCTCATTTCTTTGAATGTGTGCGAATGCGTTACCATACAAAAGCAAAGTATTAATAAAAGTTTCAAAAAATATATACTTTGTTTGTATATGATTAGGCTCACTATTAGCCAAAATATACAAAGGATTTTCATAATATTTTTCTCTACCGCTGTCTGTTACTTTATATAAACAGAAAGGTAATTGGCTAATTGTTTCACTAATTACTCTAACTGCTGCATATACAGCTGAAAAAGTCAAACTAGTTTCAGGATTTACTATTACACTTTTGCCTTGCACGTTACCCAATACATAGTCTATATAGCCACGCTGCTCAGGCTCTTTTTTCTTTGCTCTGAATCTGTCAAACAATCCCATTAAAAAAATATTTTTTGCAATTTACGATTATTTTTATTATAAATCAATAGCTTAAATTGTAAAAAAGCCCTTATTATCACGCTTATATTTGCTTACTATTGGCGCTTCGCTGTACATTTCTTCACCTACTGCCATACATAAAGCCATAATAGTATCTATTTTATCAGAGCTTTTTGCCTTATTTGGCTTAATATTACCAGCTGCATCAGTTTCAAGTTGCACATTTCCAAACTGCCACCTTACTACAGGATCGTTAAAATATATAAAATCATTAGTTAAAATTTTACTTTCTATTTCTTTAGCTGCTGGGCTTAGTGATTTGTAACCCATACCAAACGGACTCATTTTTAAATTTTCTTCTATACACTCCTGAACAAGTTGCGAACTATTCCATCTGTCAAATGCAATGCTTTGAACTTTATATTTATCACACAGCTCAAATATTTTAGCTTTTACAAAACTATAATCTGTGACATTTCCAGGAGTAACCTCTAAATAATCTGACCACTCCATATAGTTAACTCCATCTTTGCCGCCTGTTCTACCCTCATACTTTTCTTCAGGTAAAAAAGTCCAATGTTTGCATACAATTTTATCTGCTATCCTCCACACTAAAACTAAACTTGTTAAATCCCTAACACTAGCTAAATCTAAACCACCATAACAATCATTATTTAATAAAACTGCTTCAGGTATTGTTTCATTACAAGCTACTATATCAGCATCATTAAGCCAACGCGTTTCTGATGTTGTCCATTGATTTAGGTGTAATCTTCTAAAAACATTTTCATAACTAGGCTGTGCCAATGCTTTTTTTACTTCACGCTCCATGTATGTGCGTTTTAAAGATACATCTAAGCCAGGATTTGCTTTTGCCCATGTTTCAGGCTTGCTAATATCATCATCTTGTTCTGCCTCAAATATTACAGGTAAAAACTGCTCATCTATAACACTACCCTCTGCAACTCTTTTAGCATAATCATACATTTTATAACAAGCGCTATATTTATCATATCCAGCTGTAGTAATTGCTATAGATAATGGGCTTTTTCTTGCTCCTGTAGATGTTTCTAATACTTGCCAAAGATTCTCAGTACCATCATCACGCATCCCATGTAGCTCATCATAGATAAAAGCACTAGTATTAAATCCATGCTTTGTACTTGTTTCTCTACTTATGGCCTTATAAAATGAGCCTTGTGCATTATATACAATACTATTTTTATATATTTCTACAAAACTCTCTAGCTTTGGATTGTTGCGCACCATATCAGCTACAACGCTATAAACAATCTTGGCCTGTTCTTTATCATTTGCTGCGCTGTAATACTCAGCTCCGTATTCCTGGTCTAAGTACAACAATGTTAAAATTATTGCAGCTGCTAGTGTACTTTTTCCATTTTTTCTAGGAAGAAATATAAAAGCTGTTCTGTATTTCCTGGATCCGTCTTTTACATTTTTCCAACCAAATAATTGTTTTATTATTTGTTCCTTTTGATATTCCTGTAATATAAATGGAGTCTTTGCTAGCTCGCCTTTTGTATGTGTTAGATGTGTTTCTATAAACTGAACAGCCTTGTTAGCTGTTTCTTCATCAAAATAATATTGACTCATAATTTAAAAGTATTATCTACAATCTCAGGTGCGTTTATTCTAGTCCTAGCTGATGGTGTAAGCCCAAATTGACAAGCTATTTTCAATGCTTTAGCTAGAGCATCATTTGCTATTCTTTGCTCAGGCTTTGCTTGGCGCTTAGTCAATGCTCCATCTTCATTAAAAAACTCATCAATGCGGCCCACTTGTTTTAACTTTTGCTCCATCTCTACATACAATCCCATCTCGTTAGCGTAAGCAGTAACTAAAGATAAATCTACTAGATGCAGCATTCTTTTGCTGTGCAGCTCTGCGCAAACTATCTCAAATTCACGCTGCCCATAATCATTTAGCAACATTGGAGCATCAGGAATATTTGCAAGCTGACTAACTTGCATTTCATTCTCGTTTATTCTGCAAGGCTGGTCTGTGCCAGCCATACGTTTTAAAGCTGTTGGTTTTGGCGGTCTACCTTTACCCATTGTCAAACATTATTCCGATGTAAATAAAAACTAAAAACAATCTAAGCTCTACAGCCTCAACCTCCTCAACTTCATCAATTGTCATTCCTAAACAAAAGCCTTTTATAAAGGCAAATTCAACATGAATCATAAACCCTCCAATTTTGCACGCATTAAAAGTAAG